CGAGCAGATCTTGCTTGGTGGAGATCTTGAAGGTCTTGCTTTGCTTTGATTCCACTGGAGCATTCAAGCCCTTGATCAGCTTCTCGATATTGGGTCTGCTCTTGAAGTGGCCAGCGCAACCAATGAGATGACCAAAAAACCAGGAGAGCCGCCTATGCTCTAGCGCTCTCTCTTCTAGGTGAGCCATAGCCATTGCATTGGTCTCGGCTTCAGTACAATCCCAGAATTCCTGGGGGCTAAGCCCAAAGTTGATTGTCGCGTACCCTAGCTGATCAGCTATTGTCCACTCCCTGCTATCGGGCCTGTCATCTGGTATTTTTTTTTGATTGAGTCTGGAATGGCTTCAGCGATGCATTCAGATAGCTTTATCATGAATTCATCTTGGACCGTGAAATCTGCCATTTCCATTACCGCCTCAGGAGTGATACTCGGATCCTCATGCCTGAGGCCAGCCCATAGTACAACCGCATAATCATGCGCAGACCACTCCTGAATCTTGCTACGGAATGTCATCCAATTGACCTTGGTACCATTCAGCTGTGTCAGAGCATTCTCTATCTCAGCAATGTCCTTCCATCTGAGCACCCAGGTGCGTGGCCTATCAAGCTCCAGCTTGATTTCTCCTCTTGCGTTATTAGCCATGCATTAGACTCCTGTGACAACTCCACCAATTGAAATGAGCGCAAATGTAACGTCTGTTACATTGGTCCCCCACGTCAGCGTGGTAGATGTGCCAAACCTGTCTGTGGAAAACGGGCCACATGCATGATTCCCAGTAGTGCTAGGGCTCGTTACGGCCACATCGTGAGGAAATCCATAGGAGCAATTCCCACTCGCTTCCACTGTAACAGTGGCATCGCTGCCACCTGTATTCTTGACAACCAGAATGGTCCGACCATCGTTGTCAAACGTATCCGTCAGCGATGCGCCGGCGGGAGTATTGTAGGTCATAGCGGCTTCGGTATGGCCTGGCTTCTGAGGGGTATAGTTTGCCATGTGTTGTTTTCCTCACTTAGCTAGCTGCATAGGTTGGGACGCCAAAACGCGCAAGTGTAACCGAGCATTCAGCCATGTTATCCACTGGCACTCCAAGCTCAGCATCCACGTAAGCGTAGTAAATCCAATTCTCTCCACTTTCACCAATCAGCTTGAAATGCTTCAGCGTCTGATTGATGGCTGCAGACATAAGCGCAGCGTGGGTGGAATCGGTCTTGTCGTAAATCATCGAGAATGAGCTACTCATATCTCGTGTCGTTGGAGTCTGGCTTGTCCAACCTTCATCGTCTTTGGTGGTTGTATCAATCAGATTCTGTTTGAAGGCAACGCTGCCATCCTTTTGATACGTGACCAGACTCCATGTAGGACTCGCAATCGTGCCAGTGTTCAGATAGAATTTCCAGTTTTTGCCGCGTTCTTGAGCCATTGCATAGCGCCTCCATTACAGACTGCTTGCGTTATCAATCACCCGTGACGAGAAACTCATGATTGATCTCTGCATCATTCCAGCTTCATTTTGCACAGGTACAACATTCACATTCAGGAGCTTGCAATCCAGCTCCTGAAACGCATCGACAAGATGCAAATGCTCCTGTGTGATTGCATTCACCAACTGATCAATGATTGTGTTTATTGTCTCAAAGCTTTCCTCCTCTTGATGCCAGACTTGCAATTCCCAGATTGCCTCACATAGGCCCTTGCCCTTGAGTGACATATCAGTGCAAGTGATACTCGAAAGCACAATGAATGGCAGATCCGCATCGCTGGGCGCCACTGGCGAATAGAATGAGACGGTAGGCATCGCACTCGTGACTCGCTCATAGACAGCCTTCTGCAAGGCATTCAGTGGCATTCTGAGCCCACTCATCTCATCCATATACCTTTAGCGCTGCGCTGTTAAAGTGATTCACTGCCTTGGGCCCAACCTCGCCAAATGCCTTGTATGCAAATGGGTGGGCTTGTGCTCCTGCAGATTGCCTGCGCCTGGTGCCAGCTGCTTTCTCGCCAGACCTGAGCCTCCGATTGCGCCATGTCACCGACTCCGTATGCACGGCACCAGCCTTTGTCTGCTTCCAGAATCCGCCCCCGATAACCACTGCGACTGCCCAGGGATTCAATCCCTTGCGGGTTGCCCATCCATGCAGCGAGCTTCCAGGCTTTACCGGAGGGAGTTTGCGGAGTTTATTGGAAATGGTGCCGAATTCGACAAGCCTTGCATATTTGAGCCTTCGGCCCATGCGTACGCGCCCCACGATTGCTGCACGCTTGGACCTGAATACGCTGAAGACCATCGAGCCTTCAAGTTTGCCAGTATCAATTGGTGCATTAGATGCTGCCTGCTGGGTCAGGTCAAAGCAGGAATAATGCACGGCATCTTCCACAGCTCGCGCAAACTCAGTGAGCTTGCTCATCATGTGAAGTTGCGCCTCTTGCACTCCGTGCACTTCTACCCTGACCAGCATTACATTTCCTCAACACAAATCAGTTGGATCTCTCTGTTTCTCTCCTGGATATTGGCAATGCTGATCACAGAGAGAATGCGACTCCCCAGGATTATCCTGGAGTGAGATGTCACATTTGCGGTATAGCGCATTGTCACGGTATGGGTTGCCCAGACCTCAAGCTGTGAGACGAAATATTTCTCGCGGCTACTCATTGGCTCAACAAATGCCCAGACCTTCTCCACTGTGCTCCATGTCTTGAGCTGGCCACCCTGATCGTCTGGAGTGGATGTGGAATTCTGGATTTCCACAAGATGTCTTAGTCTGCCAGCTCTCATATCAATCGGACAACCTTTGCACTATTGAGTAGCGCCTTCATTGCATCTGGTACATCAGCGATGATTGTCCCAGTAATCACATGCTCTCGATGTTCATACAATGTGCCAACGTAAAGCTTGAGTGCGGCCTTTATCACCTCGGGGACACTGGAGATGGTGCCATAGCCGCAGACATAGCGTATCGTCACGGCATTGGGCTGATGCCGAGTGCTAGGCCATGTCTGATTGTAGGCAAGCCTCACGCGCCCAGGATCCACATTGATGTCAACCGAATAGATACTGCTCGAGACTGTTTGACTGTTGCCCTCCATATCCACGTATGTGATGCTTGTGATGCTTTGAAGCGGTGGCTTTGGGATCACAATCTCGGTATCGAGATATGCCCAGCCACTCGGATCGAGATACCATTTGCCAGCCGGCGGGAAGGCATGCAGCGTCAAGTCATAGGTTGCTGTGATAAACTGGCGCTTGGTGAATTCCTGCGCGTAATCAGTGGCAGCACTGATCAGCGCATATATCATGGTATCCTCATCATCATGCGTTATGCGCAGATGCTGCTTGACCTCCTCAACCGACACGGGCAAAACACTTGGTGCGGTGACGAGTGATAGACCCATGATATGGCCTCAAGAGCCGGGGAAGTGTTCCTAGGCAAACTCCCCCAGCCACGCAAAAGGAACCCTTAGCTACGCTTCTGCCAGACTCGGACATAGTCAATCTTCACAGTGCCAAGCCCAGCTCCAGATGCCTTGTAGGCGTAAAAATATGGCTGGAGCAGTGTGGCACCTGTGACGAGAAAGGTCGTGCTCGAGGCAACTCTATTCCCGTCAATATAAAACTTCACATCTGACGCATCAGTCGCATCAATCCGATAGATACGCCAGTCTGTGGTCCCGGCAGTAACTCCAGTGGCAATGTCATCCCTGTCGGCGCTGCCATCATCAGACTCGCAGACTACAGCCGTGGAGCCATCCACCTTGAATGTGGCATGGCTTGCCACGTTATCAATGCCCTCCACGTAATCGCTGGCCAGGCCCCAGGAGGCTTCAGCTACCAGCGTGGGAGTAACTGAGACACAGACGCGAGCTTCAAAAAAGAGTCCTTGCCCAGCCTTCAGAGTCCGTTGGTCTCCCCAATAAATCCCAGCCTCTTCTTTTTCGCTTGTGGCTGCCAGAGTCAAGGCAACGACTCCATTCACTTCATCAGCCACATCTGCCTCAGTGGCATCTCCTGTATCTTTGACAGTCCACAATGCGCCATTGGTTGCCACCTTAAGCCCATTGCTGCCAAGGAAGTCCTCGTACCATACAAGTGGTGCCAGCGGTGCTACGCGTTCCAGGCTTGTGGACTCGTAGAAGTTCAGAATCTGATTGTCATATACAGCTTTCGTACTCATGGAAAAATCCTTTGGTTCCGAGATTGACCCGCCAAATAGGCGAAACCATTAGATCCCTGGATCACACAATCGCAGTTACTGGCACAGCCTGCGGATACCGCGCCTTACTGAGAATGGCAACAACTCCAGCATCTACGGCAGTGGCAACTCCCACAGTAAGTTGCATTCGCACGTAGGGGTGATCATCGGAAAGCTCTGCAGCATCAATCTCCACTGCTACGAGCTTGTTGGCTCCAGCAATAGTGAGATATCCTGTAGATGCAATGCTGGTCAGCGCTCCCCATGTATCGCCCGTAGTGCACAGCCTATACTTGAATGGAATTGCAACGTTTCCAGCTCCAGCTGCACTGGTGCATTCCTCGATTGTGATGGTAGCTGTGCCAGCTCCGCCAGCTCCCTCCATTAACACGAAGGTAATGTGATCATACATCTTCATGTTGTAGGCCTGGGTGGCAGGGGATCCAGCGTACCGATCAGCATCGGGTTGGAGTGCAGTCGATACGAGACATTCTTCGGTGAGAATCATAAATGTATCTCC